ATGCCGGGAATGATTTTCGGTTATGCCAGGGTAAGTACACAAGATCAAAACTTGCAATTGCAATTAGATGAACTTCAAAAACATGGGGTTTTTGAAATATTCCAGGAGAAAGCAACAGGAACCAAAAAGGATAGACCAGCATTAAACGAGCTTTTAAAAGTAGTCCGGGAAGGTGATCGGGTTATCGTTTATAAGCTGGATAGAATAAGCCGCAGCACAAAACACCTGATAGAGCTGGCAGAACTATTTGAGAGCAAGGGGGTTGAATTTGTTTCCATTCGGGATAATATCGACACTTCAACAGCAACCGGAAAATTCTTCTTTCGAATGATGGCAAGTATAGCAGAATTAGAAAGGGATATTATCAGCGAAAGGACTAAAGCAGGGTTAGAAAGCGCCAGGGCAAGGGGTAGGAAAGGAGGTAGACCTAAAGCGCCAAAAAAAGCGCTTCAAACAGCTTTAAAGATGTATCATTCAAAAGATTATTCTATTTCCGAGATTGTCAAAGCAACCGGGATAAGCCAGGCAACATTATATAGGGCATTGAAGCAGCAGGAACCAGAGGAACAAGATGAAAAACGGTAATTTTTTACATAAGGAAAATTCTCACATGTAAATAATTAGGTTTCCTTTAAAATAAGGATAGGAAGGGGGGTTTGTAGGGTTTGTATTTAGAAAGAGTAATATCGAAGGGTAATTGTTACTTATATCTTAAGGCATACTCTGTCAGAACAAACTATTCAAGACCTTATAAAACGGTTTATAAATTTGGCAGGATTGAAACAGCTTTACAAAATATGAAAGCCTGGAAAAGTGATTTTTCTTCTTTCCCAGGAGAATTAAAAGAACTAGGATTAAATAAAACTGATTTAGATAACTGGATTAAAACACTAGAAACAGGAAAACACACAAGAACAGGAAGGGAATTTGATTTGAAAGTTATCTGAATAAGAAAAAGGAACCTATTAGGTTTGGCAGCCTGGTTCCCTTTTCCCCTTGTTATTCAGCAGCAGAAACGTAATTGTTCCCCACAGTACAATTATAGTTTTTCTATCCTGCTGTATGCAAGGCAAAGAAGAAGCCAAAATAAGACAATAAGCAGCAGGAGGAATAAGAATTATGTCGTTTGTTAGAACCGTTAAAAAAGAAAACCCTTTCGTTCAGATTGATAAATATTTTTTAAATGATGAAAATTTAACATGGAGCGCTAAGGGAATTTTAGCTTACATATTGTCCAAGCCGAATGATTGGGTAATAAGAAAAGAAGATTTAATACGCAGATCAGGTGACGGGAAAGCAAAAGTGGAAGCTGCTTTACTTAATCTTTTAGCAAATGGTTATATTAATTGGTTCCAAGAAAAAGAGGATGACGGAACTTTCGGGGAATGGGTATATGATGTTTATGAAAGACCTGAATTTAATCCTAACCTGGAATCTTGCAAGGAAATGGGTTATTTAAGGATTATGTCCAAGAAAAACAAGACAAAAGAAAGAAACAGCAAACCGAAAGTTAATAATCAGGTTTCGGGTTCACCGAAAGTTAATAATCCGCTTTCGGATAATCCGACGTCGGATAATCATCCCTTTACTAAAAATGATTTTAGTAATAATGATTTTAATAATATTTTAGAAGAAGAAGAAGAAAAGGAATTAAACAGTTTAGTTTCTTTTTTCTCCAAAAACATTACAGAATCAGGGAAAGAAGCTGTTAAACAAAATATTGCTAAATGGCTAAAAATACTACCTTATGAGGTTATTAAACTAGAAATAGAGAATTGCAGCTTATATGGTGCTAAAACCTGGATATATGTAGAAAAAGCGTTACAGGAAAGTTTAGATTTAAAGATTGTCACTATTGAAGCTTTACAACAAAAATATGATCGTCACCAGGAAAAGAGCAAAGGAAATAAAAAGAACAGGGGTAAGGTGAAAACAGTTAGAAAAGAAAACATTCCGGATTGGTTCGAGAAAAGCAAAGAGGAATCAGCAGCCAGGGCAGCGGCAGCAACTTCAAAAGAAGATGAAGTGACAATGGAACAAGTTAAAAAAGAATTAGAGGAATTTGAACTTAAAAAGAAGAAGTTAGAGGAAAGTATAGAGAAAAGAAGAAAAAACAGCTAAAAGAATATAACGTGTAGTTAGCAGCACGGTTTCAGGAATTAAAGTGCCTGGAATCGTGCTTCTTTTAAATATAAGTATATATTTATTTATGCACGGTTTTTCCTGGGTGTTTTTGATATGTTAAAGCTGAATAAGAAGTTAAAAAAAGAAGCTGATCCGGTTTGGAGCTGCAAACGGTTTTTTAAGTTTTAAACCTGTTTTGAAAGTTTTGGGATAATTTTTGAAAGTTTTGGGATATACGGAAAATTTTAGAGGGTGGTATATTGGAACTAACAAAAAAAGCAAATAAAAAAAGTTGCAATTCTTTTAGCCTGCTACCAACAGACTATAAGGATTGATGGTACTGACATACCAAGCAACCGGGATAACCCCAAGAGCAACCTTTAATAGAATTATAATATTCTATTATTTGGTAGTAAAGGGGAACAAGGGTTTGTTATGTTTTGCACCTATGCAAAATGTAACAGACCCTTTTTGCTTTGGATGGGGGTAAATTGAATGAACCCGGAAGAAACAACCGTTTCACCTGATGAAACAACCACAACAACAGAACCAGCAGCCAGCGAACCACAAATAGTTGTTCCGGTTGAGATCAGGGAACTAACCAGGGTAGAAACTGAAAAGGGAAATATTCATGTTATACATGAATTTACCTTTGGTGATTTAATGGTTTCAACTTCCTTATTCATGCTTCTAATATTCCTGGTATTAAGTCGGGTAATTGGAGGAAGTAAAAATGTATGAAGTTGTTACCCAGACACCGAAACAGATCATAACTATCTATGTTCTTTTTATGGCAGCCTGTATTGTTACATATCCCCTTGTTAGCTTAATCACAACAGCAGCCAAGAGGGGGCTTAATAAATGGAGATAGGCGGTTTATTTTATGAAGCCTTCAAAGTTTTTTTAGGAAACCCGGATATTATGGCTGCTTTAATCACATGGGCGATAATTTCAACCCTTGCATTAACAGTCATAGAGATTTTTAAAGATTTAAAACTATGAAGGGGGCAAGGTAAATGAATTTATCAGGGGTTTGGGATTGGACATTTTACTGGGATACTTTCGGGTTTATCCTTAAAACCGTTGCTAACTTTCTAATGGTTATTGTTGCTATTATTGCGGTTGGAATGTTGCTGCAAGTAGTTATAAAAGCGGTTAGAAGCAACAGGGATTAAACCATGTTTAGTATAGATTTTTGGACAACCACAAATATGTCTTTATTTTGGGATTATGCCAAGGTTCTTTTAGAAACAACAGCTCCAGGGGTTATGATATGGTTTGCCCTTGTTGGGGTTGGTATGCTGCTAACCATTGTGGTTAGAGCCTGGAAAGAATCAGCCAAAAAAGACGAGGAAGATTATGAGTACAAAGAATATTGATTTAGTTAATTAAGGTGAAAAACCTTTATTATAAAAAACCAAAAAAATAATTATATTGGGGGAAAAATAATATGTTCACAGGTGTAACACTTCCATTTTCACCAGCAGATTTAGTTTCATCAGGTAACGAGCTTTTAGGTTTGGTAGGTTCTTTCGTACTACTAGGAATGGCATTTGTATTTGTTCCTAAAATCATCCGTGTTATTCGTTCTTCTTTCGGTTCAAGCAAGTAATAACAGATCAGCAGCAATTATTTTTTAAATACAAAAATTATATAGGGGGTTTTTCATTATGACAGAACCAACAACAGGCGGAATTTTTACAGGTGTAACACTTCCTTTTACACCAGCGGATTTAGTTTCTTCCGGTAACGAGCTTTTAGGATTGGTAGGCGCTTTCGTACTACTAGGAATGGCATTTGTATTCGTTCCTAAAATCATCCGTGTTATTCGTTCTTCTTTCGGTTCAAGCAAGTAAGAACAGCCTTTTAAAAAGGGGAATAGTTGAAAAGGCTATTTCCCTTTTTCATATCTTAAACCGTGGGGTTTTTTAAATGATAAGAAAAATAGTATTTTCCCTTTTTGTTTCTATCCTGCTTTTTTCGGGGTTTTCCCCGATAACTTCCCTGGCCGCAAGCGGAATAATGCAGGAATATTATCCTCCAAGTGATTCGGATTACTACCAAAAGAAAATTAGTTTTAAATATTATAACGATTTTGGGGTTGTAAAGATCAGGTTTATTCAATGGGAATATGGAGGAAATACCGTTGAATTAGGGAGAAAAGAAATTCCAGTAAAAGAAAATACGGATATATGGATAGATCATAGCTGTAAGGGTGGTTTAACGGTTCAATGGCTTAATGCAGCCGGGGAAATTACTTCTTCTTTACAGCGTGGGCAAACAGAAAGCTATTTAAATCAGGGGGATTGTTCAAACTTTGTTTCTCCTTCTAACTTCAATGAAGAAAAAAACCAATATGCTGATGATACTTTCGGGGCAACAGTAACACCGCCAGGAACACCGCCAGCAGACGGAACCGGGGGAGATGGAACCGGGGGGGTTGATACTGGAACCGGGGGAACAGACCCAGGAACCGGGGGGGATGGTGGAACCGGGGGAACAGACCCGAACCACACAGACCCGAACCACACAGAAAATACAGATGATGTTTTCCATTCTCCACACTGGAAAGATTACATGGACAAAGTAGATCAGATTATAGCAAAAATCCCTCCCCCTCCTAATTGGGATGAAGTCGCAGGAACTTTTAGGGATACCATAGCGCCACAGATCAAACAAGACTTACAAGATTTATTAGGAAGCGTATCCACACCGCCAGCAGCTCCAACACCGCCAGTGGTTCCAGCTCCAACACCGCCAGCGGAATTAGGGGGGTTAGATGATAGGGGGATAACAGCACCGACAGGAACAGAAGCGCCAGGGTTAGACGGTTCCGGTTTTTCTTCTACTGATATTAAAACCCAAGCGCCACAGATCACAGAAAAACCGGATGAAAGCGGAGGGTTTCAGATCAATGACCCTTTAGTCGGTTTACCGTCACAAGAGGAATTTAAACAGAATCAGCCAGCACCGCAAGACCTGCCAGCGCCAGGAGCGCCAGCACCGCAAGATTTAACAGCACCAGCAGCACCGACAGACCCAGGCGCAACCGCACCGCTTCCAGTTGAATCAGGAGCAACAGCGCCAACACCGACAGACCCAGGAGCAACCGCACCGCTTCCAGTTGATACAGGAGCGACAGCACCGACACCGACAGACCCAGGCGCAACAGCGCCAACACCAGGAGATACAGGCGCAACCGCACCGCTTCCAGGAGCGACAACAGAAACAGCGCCTATACCTGGAACAACAACAGAAACAGCGCCTATACCTGGAACAACAGCGCCATAAAAGAAAGGGAAATGAGGAAGATGAAAAAGAAAATTAGCATTTTAATTATTGCTGTAATGGCAATTATAACCTTACTGCCTTTAGGCTCTGCATTTGCTTATAGTGGCGGTTTATTGAATGGTATTGCTATGAAAATTGGTAGTGACCATACAAATCTTTATGCGAATTTAACACAATTAACAGATAATAACCTGACAACCTATGCTTTAGTGGATAAAAATGGTTCAAATACTGATACTGTATGGTATGAATTTTCCGAAACTGTTTCTATTACTGATATTCAATTAAAATCAAGTGACCCTCTACACATTCGTTTTTATGATTCTTCTGGTGCATTGTTGAGTAATGCGGTTACTACTGATTTTCACGGTAATAAATTTTCCAGAGCTGTTTCAAATGTAAAAAAAGTAGCAATAGCGAATTCTACCACTTCAGCGATTTTAGTATATGAATTTGACGTTTTTGGTACTGGAATTGTTTCAAAATCTGATGTAACCAATTTAACTGCAACTAATATAACAGATACTTCTGCAACTTTAACTTGGGATAATCCAACTGATTCAGATTTTAGTACTGTTGCCATTCATAAAGAAGATGGTAGTATGATTAGCAATTTTTCTGGTACATCTAAAATTTTAGATAATTTAAATCCAGAAACTAATTATACTTATACTTTTATATCTCATTATAATGACGGTTCTAAATCATCAGGTAAAACTGTTGCGTTCACAACGTTGGCAACACCAGAACCAACAGACATAGAACCTCCGGGCGAAATAACAGGACTTACAACAACCACAACAACCACAGGCGCAACTTTTAATTGGAATAATCCTGCTGATAGTGATTTTGCAAAGGTGAATATTTACCGGGATGGCAGCTTGATCGGTTCTTCAACTAATGGAACTTATACGGTTTCCGGTTTAACACAAGGAACCGAGTATAATTACACATTCAAAACCGTAGATAGTGCCGGGAATGAATCAACAGGAACAACAAAAACAATAAAAACCCAGGCTGATAGTGATGGGGATGGAATAACAGATAATGAGGATATTTATCCTGATGACCCGGAAAACACACCGAAACCAGCCGGGGAAGTGCAAGAGCTAGTTATTACACCGGAATATAACAAAGTGAAGTTATCCTGGAAGCTTCCGGGAACAACTAACTTTAAAAACGTTACGATTTACCGTGATGTGATAAGCCAGGAAACAGGGTTGTTAGATAGTCTTTTAGGAAAAAAAGTTTATGCAGCAGCATTATTCGAGACAAACGGAACAACCTTTACAGATTTAACGGTTGAACCGGAAACGGAATATAAATACACAGTAACAACAACCTCATTAGATGGGATAGAAAGTACAGGGGTTACAGGAACAACCGCAACACCTAAAAAGCCTTTATTGGCTGATATGAGTTTACCTTTTTCGGTTAATGAATTGGTCGGGGCAGGGAATGAACTTTTATGGTTGATCGGACCTTTTGTTTTATTGGGTATGTCGTTCCTGCTATTCCCTAAGTTAAGAAAATTAATCATGAACAGCTTCCGAAACAATCGAAAGGAAGTTGCGAAAGATACAAAAGACATGAACCTCAGAAGGTTCCGAACCGATGAAAAGGAAACAAAGGAAAAGCATGAAGGAAAAGAACATATAGAGAAAATGGACAAGCTGCAAAAAGAGCGCCAGGAGCGAGAAAAGCGAGAAAGGGAAGCAAGAGCAGCAGAACCGAAAATAAAAGAGCCAAGAGCGCCAAAAGAAAGCAAGAGAGAGCGCAGGAGAGCCGAGAAACAAACGAGAATAGGAAGGGCAGCGAGAGAGCCAAGAGCGCCAAGAGAGAGCGCCAGGGCAGCGAGAGAGCCAAGGAGGAAAAGGGGGGCTAGTTAATGGACACAGCGCTTTTACAAGGAATGATAGATGTAGTGTTTAAGGGGAATTTAGTTTTTCTTTCCCCTTTCCTTTTCCTCTTAATGGTTATCCTTTTTTCAGATCGTTTAATTGAGTTAATATATGAATCTTTCAGCAGCAAGGGAAGCAGCAGCAGTAGAAGGAGCCGTTATTAATGGGTATTATAGGTGACGCTTTCGGGAAACTGTTTTCATTCTTTGTTTCTATATTCTCTAAGCTATTCGGGTTTCTAGGTGATTTATTTGGCGGTTTGTTCGGGGTTATATGGGATGGTTTGAAATGGGTAGGAAACCTACTTAAAAAGCTATTTCAGAACCTTTTAGATGTTTTAATAGGTTTCTTTGAAACCATATACGCTTTAATTGATGGGTTACTCTATTTGCTCTATATGATTGGGGTTTTAGCGGTTAAGTTGTTTCTAGTTATCTTTGAAGCTGCTAAGGTTCTATGGTCTTTAATTGTAGGATTCTCCAAAACTTTGGGAAGCCTGGCATATACACAGCAAGCCGGAAGCGGTAACGGTTACTCTGTAATGATCGGGAAGGTTTTCAAGGTTTTAGAGCCTATGCAGATTAATGTAATAGCCTATATTTTATTGTTTATTTTGTGGTTTATCACAGCCATTTCAGCTATTAAAATGATTTCCTCTATTAGGGTTGGAGGTGATTAAAATGGCTGATATAAAAACGGTTATTCATGGTTTTATAGATAAGATATTCAAACCGCCTTTAACATTCCTGGAATTAGGGATTGAAAAGCTTCAGGAAGTGCAGCTAATAAGCGCCCAGGGTTTGAACATAGGACAATATTTTGCTGTATTTGGTGACATGCCCCCTGCCTGGCAGATGGTTGTTACCTCTATTTTACTATCAACCGTGTTTCTAGGTTCACTATTGATATTCAGATCAGTAATGAGAATGTATTTTACAGTTAAAGAGGGGGTTAAATGGTGGTAGAAGCCATGTTTTATATGTATTTTGTAGGGTTTGGGGTTGCGGCAGGAGCAGCAACCGCAGCGCTAATATCCTGGAAAGTTTGGAGCAAGATCAATAAACCGAAAAAGAGAAAAGGAGCTGCTTTCTAAATGGCATTATTCAACCGCAGGAAAGATGATGAGGAATATATTTTTGAAACAACCGATATTTTAATCGTTTTCGATAATGACAAGAAAACAAGTGATATAAAAACAGTTACCCAGGTAACAGAAGATAGTGTTATTGTTGCCGGGTTTTATAAAGTGCCTTTGGATGATTGCGAGATCACGACAGGAAAAGAGGGAAGGAACTTCTTTTATAGAGCGCCAAGTCAATCAATCCTGGAAACTGGCAGACTAGCACAATTAGAAATGAATATGGTTTTAGAACAGATCACAGCATATAAACCGCCTTTACTTCCTTCTTCAATGGATTGGACAAAAGGTTTAATGTTTGGAGCGATTTTCTTATTAATTATTGGATTGATGATTAAATAAGCCAGGAGGATAAGCATGGAAAATATAAAACTGTATTGCTTAATTTATGAATTAAAAGGAATGGTAAAAACTATGTCCGAGCTTTCAGAATTTGACGATAATATCCCTTCTTCCCTGGTTGAGAACCTGGAAAATAAGATCAGGGAGATAACCACAGAAATAGAAACAAAAAGCGCTTAAAACCATGTTGCAGAAGCGCATTTAAACGAAATTAGATTTTAAAAGTAAGGTAGTTATTCATTCAATGCAAATAAGAAAGGAATGATAGATCATGCAGCAACATGAAAATGCAGCAAAACTTCAAAGCGTTATTTCAGACGATTTATTCCCACAGGTTCAACATATTTCAGATGTAAAGCAAGTAATTGAAGAAATGACAAAGCTTTCACAGAACATAAGAGAGCCACAAATGAAAGCTCTATTACTTCTTAAAAGGATGGGGGAAAACAAATACTTGCACCCAGCCGGGAACCCCTATAAAGAGATCATAAGTTATATAACCGGGGAAGGTAAAACACATGTTGCGAACCCTGACTATTATCTCGATACTATTGAAGGTTTGATACCTAAACCGCCTAAACCTGTAATTTTAGCCGAGAAGGGAATGAAAAAATAATGCCACACCACATATTCATACAAGGGGGATTAGGAGGGGGGAAAACCTTCCTTATGTCCTTATTAGCTCACTATTGGAAAGGGAAAGCAGAAGCGAAAGGGGCAAAGATCGAACTATTTTCTAATTATGGTTTAGCTGATTCTTTCCCGGTTTCTCATTATACAGATTGGTATAAAGTCGCAGAAGCGCAGGGAAGTATAGTTTGTTGGGATGAAGCACAAATGGCATTTAGCAACCGTAAATGGAGCAAGTACGGTTCAACCGTAGCAACCGAGGTTTTAATGTTTACCAGGAAGATGAAAAGCTTACAGATTTATTGTAGTCCGTCGATCAATAACGTTGATTCAAGAATAAGACAGATTGTAGAGCTTCTAATTACTACTAAGCATATACCAAACAAGGGGTTTTCTTTACACTTCCAGGATTATCAGACAGGGGAATTTTTACACAAGCAATTTATACCACAGTACAAGGCAGATAAGATTTTTAAGCTTAATTTATATGATTCTTTTAACATGGTTCAGGGTTTTCCGCTGCCTTCAACAGAAAAACAGGGGGAAGAATTTTTTATGAACCTGGAAGAAATACACGACAGGGCAAGAGGGAAGAAACGAAAGGAGCTGCCAGCGTGA